CCTGGACTACCAGAGTTACGATACATTCTAAGATTAGGACCTGAGTTATCATCTGTGTCTGTTGATATTAATGATAGTGTGTCGGTGTTATCAGCAGTTGTGATTGTAGTGCCGTCATTAATAGTAAGAGTAGTTGCCGTAATAGTAGCCATAGTGTTACCACCAGCCTCTATTACTAACGTATCATCGGTATTAGCCGAGATGGATGTATCCAAATCGTCATCAAAGTCGATCTTATTATTTACACCGTCTATTTGTATACCAGCCATTATACTACCACCACTGTTCCTGTTATAGTAATTGTTGCAGCAAATACTATTGGTCCAGCCAATACTGCATTAGTTACTATTTGATTTGTGTCTATTTGGGAATCATGTTCAGGTATAGTTTCTCCTGCTGGAGCATCACCTATATACAGTATTCCGCCTACTCTTTCGCTACTTGCCATATTATCTCCTATTATGAACTAATTGCATCTACAATACTTATCCAACAATCAAAACCGTTTGCAGTGCCACTTTGAGCTTTTACTACATCACCATTTTGTAGAACAACTTTTGAAGATCCTTGAATCAATTCTATTGATGAAGCAGGTGGTACTGATACCCCTTTAACTAAATAACGGGCATTATCACTATCTCCTGCATCCGTAATAAGTACGTCAAGAGTATCTGTAGTTGTTAAAATGTTGGCAAATCTAAGACCTACTATTGCGTCATTACTATTAGATGTATAGATAGTAGTAGCAGAGTTTGTTATCCTCTTACCATTACTTTCAAAATCTTGTGCCATTGTTTGTTTTCTCCTTATTAATTAAAAAATGTAAATAAAACAATCCTTTATTATATTATACATCTGTGTACGTTTTTGTCAATACTTTTATTATAATGCTATCGCCATTGCTACTGCAAATCCTGGGGTTGCTGCACCTACACCGTCAACATAAGCCTTAACGGACTGTTGTGTTGGTATTAATGTTGCTGAATCTGAGCTCATATCATCTTCATCTACAAATGCCGTAGCAGTTATAGTGCCATCAGATATGCTACCAAAGGTAACTGTACCCGTAGTTGTAATAGCAGATGAGCCATTATTGATTGCTCCAAAGCCAGAAGTAATAGATCCACTATTTAAAGCACCAGTTGTTACAATACTAGAGCTACCTGCTATGGCACTATAAATAGAACCAATAGCTGTACCTCCTATAGTTATCGCATCAGCCTCAAGAGTACCATCAAAGTCTCCATCAACTGCATCAATGTTACCTTTAAATATAGTAGCTGAAACTGTACCTGTACTTGGATTATATGCAAAGTCACCATCTGACTCTAATCCAACATTACCTGTAGCAGAAGCATCTTCAATAAAAGGTATAAGATTTTCTTCATTAGTATTTTCATTATCTGCAACAGATACATGCGTTGCATTAGTAGCTGTACCAGTAGTATCTTGGTTTAAAGTACCTACAACAAAGTCTAATGTATTATCGCTATCATCATAACTAACTGTAATATTTGTTTCTGTGTTAGAACTTACCATAGCACCAACAGTATCAGAAATAGTTTCTGCTAGTGTAACTCCGCCAATAGTGATTGCGTCAGCTTCAAGAGTTCCGTCAATATCTGCATCACCAGATATATCTAAAGAGCCTGCATCAAGTTCTCCAGTTAATGTTACATTTCTAAAACCTGTTACGTCTTTATTAGAATCTGCAATTACAGCCAATGAAGCTGAAACAGTTCCTGCTGTAATACCATCTACTAGATTTAACTCTGCTGCTGTTGATGTTACTGCAGTTCCATTTATAGATAAAACATCAGTTTCTAAAGTGCCATCAATATCAGCATTTCCTGATACATCTAAAGACCCTGCATCTAATTCGCCAGTAAGTGTAATATTTCTAAATGATCCAATATCTTTATTAGAATCTACAACAACTGCTTTAGAAGCAGCTACTGTTCCTGCAGTTACACCATCTATAGTCTCTAACTCTGCTTCATTAATATCTGCAGAACCTATAACAAAACTAGTACCAGTAATTGCCGTACCTGTTATAGCAGCAGCACTACTGCCACCAATAATGGCACCATCTACTGTACCACCGTTAATATCTGCAGTGTCTGCAACCAAAGCATCAGTTGTAACTGTTCCGTCAAAGAATGCATCTTTAAACTCTAATGAACTTGTACCTAAATCAATATCATCATCTACAGAAGGAACAATAGAACCATTATTAAATGTAAACTGAGCATCACCTCCTGCTGTTATTGTAATAACATCAGAGCCACTGAATGTAATACTTGTATTAGTATCACCATCACCAGCTATTGAATCTAATTGTACTGCACCCACATTTGATAATGCCGCATCTCCAAAGTCTACTGCACCAGCAACTGTAAGAGTTCCTGATACATCTACATTACCATTTATATCTACTGTAGTAGCTGCTATCTGTATTTCTGTATCTGCTACTAGGTCTAACTGACCATCTGCAGATGAATGAATGTATATTGCAGTATCTCTAAACTGTAATTTTTCTGTAGTTGTTAATAGTATATCATCAGAGAACTGGAAGTAATCTTCATCTTCCATCCATGTTAATACACCATCATTACTATTTGCATTAAATGTAATTGCTATATCTGTATCTGCATTAGTACCAAATACTAAAGCATTACTAAATAGATTAGATATAGGACCACCATCTCCAGCAGTACTGCCGTCATGGGTGTGACCTGTTGATACATTAAATGTTGCTAATATCGCATTAAACTCATCATTAGTGTGGGATGCTGTAATAGTATCACCATCACTGTATGAGCTCTGTCTAGCTGAATATACTGCCATTATCTTCTTCCTCCTGGAACAAATTCTAATTCAAAACCTTTTAAACTTATTGGTGGGTTAGTGCTGTCGTCTGTAACTTTTAAAGCAACTGTAAACCCTGATCCTACAACATGTTGCCTTACTAGTGGTATTCCCGACTGTCCATATACAGAAGTATTATAAATACCTGTTGCATATAAAGCAGGAACATTACCTGTTGTTATTGGCACTGATGCAGGTTGCGGTGTAGTGCTTGCATCAAAGTCATATCTAACTTGTAAGTTAGCATCTACTGCACCTTCATTAGTGTAATTAACAATAACCCTTTGCATATTTTTTCTTATGCCAGGATCTCCCATAGTTAAATCAGGAGATCTATATCTGCCCGGTATAGAAGCCGTTGTTCCTGATCTAGTAAATTCATTGCCCGATTCTTGTAAATAAACATAACCATCATAGCCACCACTAATAATAGTTTCAGTGTTAGTTATAAAATCTGAATCGGTAGAAGATACTTTTAATCCATTAATATCTGAATACTCATATCCAAGTTGATTTGTATTTGGATTTGTTTTAATAACCCCAATAATACCCTTTGATCCAGACTCTGCACCAGTTGTTACTGGATAGAATAATCTATATTGTGATTTATTTCTAATAACTAATGATGTAATATTATCTAAAGTTACATCATCAATACGTTGCTGTATTTGTTTAGATATAGTACCTAATTCTACATCACCAATTCTTTCTGTACCTGCAATAGTCCTTAAACCATCGGGTGCTAAATAAATAATATCACCACCTAATTCTTGTATAGATCCGCCATCAACACATCCTATCTTTCTTGTAACAGGAGTTATAGCAAAGTCACTTAAAGACGTTCCTACTAATTTAAATATTTTATCTTGCCCAAATATAAATAATGCATCTCTAAATACTTTTATTCCTTTTATTTCTGTGTCTACTTTAATAACTCCACCACCATTACTTGATGTAAAGTCATTAGTTTGAAAAGGACCCATAAAACTAAGTTGCTGTTTGTTACTAGAATCTCCTGCAAAAAATATATGATTTTTAAATATTTCTACAAATTTAAAATTAGCAGTTCCACTAGCACTTACAACAGATGCAGAGAATGAAGATGTTAATAACTGTGGGCTAGAAGTTCCTGTGCATATAATTATTCTATCTGTACCATCAAAGTTAAATTTTCTAAATGTATAGTTACCTGTCGGTGTTCCTAATCCAGTTATTGTAGATGTCCAACTTCCTGATCCAGTTGCTACTCTATGTATACTGCCACCCCTAGCTCCCAATACTACACTTCCAAATATAGCTGACATTACCACTCTTTCACTAGATGAAGATACTTGAGGCACTATATTAGAATTCCATTTAGTTGTACCTAATATTTTTTTATATCCACCTTTAACGTCTGGTTCAAAATTTTGTAGTACCTTTGTTTCTCCTGGTTGATATGAAAATGAGTCTTTATTTAAAACAAGGCCGCCACCACAACCAAATACAAAAGGTGATATCTGTGAAGTATCAGCCACTAATAGCTCCTCTGTTTCTACCTAAGTTAACTCGCTTATCTAACATTTCGGTTGGAGAATTAATTAATTCTATTCTCATTCTTTTAACTCCTGATAAATAATCTGCTGCAGCAAATTGTGTAAATTGAGGATCAGATCTTAATTGATAAATATAATATTTAGCTCTTGCTACAACTACATCATGAAATCTAGCAGGTATATCAGGCGTATCTGTTGATCCAGATAAATCAGAATGTGTTTTCCAATACTCATAGTTTATTGTGTAGCCATCTGAATTTGGAACTCTATATAGTCCAAATTTTCCATCTTGTGATCTATACACATAATCAGGAATGCCATAATGATCACTGCTATTTGTTTTTGCAGTAATTAAAAATCTTCTTCTATAATCATCATATGTTATATATGTTAATTTTTTTGGAGTAAGATTTTCAGAAACTTTAGCAAAGTCCACGTCTAAATTATTAGAATCATCATTATCTAAAGTAAGATGTGACGTAGATGCTGTTGCTGTAAATGTAGTATCTAATATATTACCATCTCCAAAATCAGATACAGTTAACGTAGTATTTAAATTCTGTGTTCCTGCAGCTGATGTACCTACCTGTATTTTTAAACTTGATCCACCTGATGAACTATCCATTACTCTAACTTGTAATCTATATTCTTTATTTTTTATTGTGGATAAACTTGCAGAAGCTGCGGCTGCATTTAATCTTAATCTGCCATTACCACTAGAGTTATAAGCAGGAGTTCCTGATACTGTTGTCCAACCAGTTATGTTACTATCAAATGTAGAGTTAGTTACTAACTCAGTAGGAACTAAATAAAATGAATCATAGTCAACTGATCTATAATCAGTAGGTAATGTATATTCTTTTTGGCCTGCAAAAGTTGCTTGTGTTTTGTCACTATGTAACCAAGGCCATTCCATTTCTGATGAGTAAACATCTCGTAAAGATTTATTAACAACGTCTTTAGTAGTTGTTTGTATACCACTACTGCTTGCAAAATTAGATGAAGTAAGTTGAACTTCATTAAGTTCTGCTAATACTGTATTTGTAAGCTGTAGGTAATTCATTATTTACTCTCTAATAATTTTAATATTTTATCTATTTTTGTATCCTGATTTTTAATTTTATTTTCTAATACATTTATTTTTAGTGTATCTTCGGGGGTTGGACCTAGATAAGTTTTTGTTTGTCCTGTAGACCCATGAGTTTTCTCTCTCATATTC